ATGCCTTTGAGAGAGTCGCAAGAGGAGAACTCAAGCGGCTAATCATCAACATGCCGCCTCGTCATACAAAGTCTGAATTCGCATCCTTTCTATTCCCTTCTTGGTTTCTGGGCTTATACCCAGAAAAGAAAATCATCCAAACAGCCCATACCGCAGAACTTGCAGTAGGGTTTGGTCGGAAGGTCAGAAACTTGGTAGGGTCTGCAGATTATCAAGAGGTCTTCTCGACCAAGCTCCAGTCGGACAGCAAAGCAGCCGGTCGCTGGAATACAAACAAAGGCGGGGATTATTTTGCTATCGGGGTTGGGGGTGCGGTAACAGGTAAAGGGGCAGATGTCCTTATCATCGATGATCCTCATTCAGAACAGGAAGCGATGCAAGGAACCCCGCAGGTGTATGATCGGGTATTCGAGTGGTATTCATCCGGTCCTAGACAGCGTCTCCAGCCCGGGGGGGCAATAGTGATCGTCATGACTCGATGGAGTAAAAGAGATCTGACAGGGCAGATCCTTAACAATGCCATCAAGAGAGACTTGGAAGACTGGGAGGTTATAGAGCTACCCGCCCTTCTTCCTAGCGGCAAGCCCTTGTGGGCTGAGTTCTGGAAGCAAGCAGAACTAGAGGCTATCAAGGCAGAACTCCCAGTAGCTAAGTGGGAAGCGCAGTACCAGCAGAACCCCACCTCAGAGGGTGGGGCTATCATCAAGCGGGAGATGTGGAAGATCTGGGACAGAGAGAAACCCCCAGAGGTTGACTACATTATCCAGTCTTGGGATACCGCATTTGAGAAAACCAATAGGGCAGATTATTCCGCATGTACAACATGGGGAGTCTTCTATAGGGAAATAGACGGGATTGAACAAGCTAATATTATCGTGCTTGATGCGTTTAAAGAGCGTATGGAGTTCCCAGAACTCAAGCGTACAGCCTATGATCTGTGGAAGGAATGGAACCCTGACACCCTCTTGGTGGAGAAGAAAGCGGCGGGTGCGCCGTTAATATATGAGCTGAGAAAGGCAGGTCTGCCTGTTTCGGAATATACACCGGGGAAAGGGTCAGATAAGATAGCGCGTGTAAACGCAGTGTCAGATCTATTTGCTTCAGGAATGGTATGGCGACCAGAGACAAGATGGGCAGATGAATTGGTAGAGGAAGTAGCTTCCTTTCCTAATGGTGATCATGATGACTTGGTTGATTCAACTACCCAAGCATTGCTCAGATTTAGACGAGGCGGATTTATTCATCTCTCCTCAGATGAGGAAGATAAAATGTTTATTCCCAAAAAGGCAGCGTATTACTAAATGGGTAAAAATATCTTTAGAACCAAAAGACCTCTTGGATATAGGGACGGTCAGAGGGTATCTATTGTGGCATCTTTATGGAATAAAAAGATTCCTAGAGGACCCAGCAAAATGGTTACGCAGACAACAGAAACTTAGAAGGACAAACAAGTATTTATTGGAACTGGCAAAGCAGGACTTGCCAATGTATGACCCTCCGTCTACAGACGAAGTTAAAGACTTTATCCACCAGTCAAAAAATAGGAAGATAAATCATGGCGATTAGTAAATCATTATATAACCTGCCGGTAGGACTGGATTCTGCAGAAGAAGAAGCTGTTGAGTTTGAATTACCAGCAGAAGATGATGGCAGCGTTATTGTAGAAATTAATATTGAATGTTTTGATGACAATCTTGCAGAGATAATTCCAGAGGCAGATCTTGAATCTATTTCATCGGAAATATTAGACGACATTCGTACAGACGTTAGCTCCAGAAAAGAATGGGAAAGAACGTATAAAGAAGGTCTGGAGTTATTGGGATTGAAGATAGAAGACCGTACAGAGCCTTGGGATGGGGCTTGTGGCGTGTTTCATCCGATCCTAGCTGAGTCTGTAGTTAAGTTTCAGTCAGAGACAATTATCGAGACATTCCCTGCGTCAGGTCCAGTAAAAACAAAGATTATTGGAGCAATCACCCCTGAAAAGGAAGAGGCTGCTGCTCGTGTTGCTGAAGACATGAACTATGAATTAACTGAGAAGATGGTTGAGTATCGCCAAGAGCATGAGCGTCTTCTCTGGAACCTGCCGATTTCAGGATCGGCATTTAAGAAAGTCTATTATGATCCAAGTCTCTGCCGTCAGGTCTCGATGTTTGTCCCAGCAGAAGACGTAATTGTTCCTTATGGTGCGTCTGATTTATTTTCCTCGCCAAGAGTCACGCATAGAATGCGTAAGACCCCAAACCTCATCCGCAAATTAATGGTTGCTGGTTTCTATCTGGATATAGAGCTTGGAGATCCTGATACAACCGTTACAGAAATAGAAAAAAAGAAAGATGATGAAGTCGGCGTTAACATTATTGAGGATGATCGTCAGCTTATCTATGAGGTGCATCTTGATTATGATATGCCGGGGTATGAAGACCCAGATGGAATCGCTCTTCCTTATGTTGTCACCATCGTTTCCTCCGGCGAGATCCTATCTATCCGCAGAAACTACCTAGAAGATGACAAGCTACGCGAAAAGCGTATGCATTTTGTCCATTATCCTTACATTCCCGGCTTTGGTTTCTATGGGTTTGGATTAATCCATCTTGTTGGTGGATTTGCTAAGTCTGCCACCTCAATTCTGCGTCAATTAGTGGATGCCGGGACATTATCCAACCTTCCGGGTGGATTTAAGTCCAAAGACCTGCGTGTTAAGGGTGACGATACCCCTATAGCACCGGGAGAATGGCGAGATGTGGATGTAACTGGGATGACAATCAAAGATTCGATCATCCCTCTGCCATATAAAGAGCCTTCAGCTACCCTTTATCAGCTTTTGCAGACCATTGTAGAAGAAGGGAGAAAGTTTGCTTCAGTTGCAGACCTGAAAGTGGGGGATATGTCAGCTCAAGCCCCTGTCGGGACGACCCTAGCGATCCTAGAGAGGACGCTAAAGGTCATGAGCGCAGTACAAGCCCGTGTTCATGCAGCAATGAAGCAAGAGTTTAAACTCCTAGCAGGCATTGTTCGGGATTATACCCCTGAAGATTATGACTATGAGGTCGATGTTTCTATAGTTAACGCAAGAAAGGCTAAGAAACAGGATTACGACATAGTCGAAATCATCCCTGTATCAGACCCTAACGCATCGACAATGGCTCAACGGGTCGTTCAGTACCAAGCAGCCCTGCAACTTGCCACCACCGCCCCTGCTATCTATGACCTGCCGCAGCTTCATAGGCAGATGCTAGAAGTGTTAGGAATCAAGAACGTAGAGAAGCTAGTTCCAGTAGAAGATGACATTAAACCTAAAGATCCAGTGTCAGAAAACATGTGTATTTTGTCTGGAAAGCCGGTTAAAGCGTTCCTTTATCAGGATCATGAGTCCCATATTAAGGTGCATTTAAACGCCATCATGGACCCAAAGATACAGCAATTGATCGGTCAAAACCCACAGGCTCCTACCATTCAGGCGGCTTTACAGTCTCATGTCGCTCAACATGCTGGGTTCCAGTACCGGATAGAGATCGAAAAGATGCTGGGCGTTCAGTTGCCTCCGCCAGATGAGCCATTGCCAGAAGATATCGAGGTGGCTTTGTCCAAAGTAATAGCCGATGCCTCAGACAAGCTACTTCAGAAAGATCAGGCAGAAGCTCAACAGCAGCAAGCCGCAGCCGCTCAACAAGATCCTCTGGTTCAGATGCAGCAGCAAGAGCTGCAATTGAAGCAGGCAGAACAGCAAAGAAAGGCAGCAAAAGATCAGGCAGATTTAGAGTTTGCAAGGGAAGAATTGCAAAGCAAGGATCAATTAGAGCGCCTGCGTATTCAGTCGCAAACAGAAATAGGATCAATGCAGGTAGAAGCAAGACTCTCTGATAACCAAATGAATAGGGAATTCAAAGAGCATGAGTTGCAAATCAAACAGACCCTAGAAAACTTGCAGATAAGTTCAGACCTGTCCCAGTCAACTCTGGATAGGGAGCTAAAGCGAAGTTCTGCTCAGGCTAAATTAACTTCAGACGCATTAAAGTCAGGAAACGATAGTGGAGCTTAAACATTATCTGCATCGTGAACTGAGTAAAGATCAGGAGGCATTGAAGGATACACTCGCCTTCAATCCTGTTGAAGATTTCGCCGCCTATCGAGAGATAGTGGGCGAGATTCGTGGTATCCAGCGAGTGCTAAGACTGTTAGAGGATTTGCCTGATGACTGAAGCAAGCAAGCTAGAACTACCGATACCCAAGGGCTACCGAATCCTGATTGCCATACCGAAGAAGGAGAAGGAGTTTAAGGATTCAAAAATATTAATACCGGAAGACCAAAGGCGTAGAGAGGAGACGGCATCAATTGTAGGCGTTGTTGTTGCCCTTGGCTCTATGGCATATCAAGACCCTGAGAAGTTCCCAAATGGTCCTTGGTGTGCTGAAGGCGACTACATTATTATGAGGTCGTATTCTGGTACGAGATTCAAGATTGCCACACCCGAAGGTGACCAAGAGTTTCGCTTAATTAACGATGACACTGTTGAAGCTGTTGTTGCAGACCCACGGGTTGTTACCCGCATATAAGGAGGAGTTATGGACGAGAACTATGAAACAGAATCAGACGAACCAGAAGAGAGGTTTGAAATAGAGGTTGTAGACGATACCCCGGAGGCTGATAGGGGAAAAGAGTATCGGTCAAAAGGAGATGTGGATGCCTCAGATGATGAGATATCTCAGTACTCCGATAATGTAAAGAAGCGCATTAAAGAGTTAAGTCGGGCTTATCATGACGAGCGCAGAGAGAAAGAGCGTCTTGGTCGCGAGCAAACCGAAACAGTTAACTTTACAAGGCAATTAGCCGTTCATAATAAGCAACTGCAAGACCGTCTTTCTGCTGGTGAACGAGAGCTTGTTGAGACAAGCAGGCAGCGAACCGCAGCTCAGATGGCTCATGCAGAGCGCGAGTATAAGGATGCTTTTGAAGCGGGTGATACTGACCGCATTATTGCAGCCCAAAAACTCTTGTCGGAAAATGTTGTTTATAAAAGGGAACTTGACAACTACCAGCCGCAATATCAAGCCCCTTTACATCATGAACAAAAGGTGGTAGAAAGACAACCTGAGATTGTTCCTGATGAACGCACCCAGCAATGGGTTGAAGAAAATGACTGGTTTGATAAAGACTCAGTTATGCGGGGCGCAGCTTTTGGAATACACGACGATCTAGTTAAGACTGGATACGTTGCCGGTTCAGATATCTACTTCGAGCGCTTAAACGCTCGCATCCGGGAGGAATTCCCGCAAAAATTCGGGTCCAAGAGACCTGCCGCGAATGTTGTTGCTTCTGCTTCTAGAGGTACAGCGGGTACTAAAAAAATCTCGCTTACAAAGTCTCAAGTCGCTCTTGCTAAACGACTTAACCTTCCACTAGAAACTTATGCGGCTTATGCTGCCAAGGAGCTTAACAATGTCCGATAGAACCCCACGGGATGTAATAACACGCACAACAATGGAACGTAAAACGGCTTGGACACCTCCGTCTTTACTTCCAGTTCCAAGACAAGTAGAAGGCACTTCTTATCGCTGGATCAGAAAGATGATGCAGGGACAGGTAGATGACCGGAACATGATGTCAAAACAAGAAGAGGGCTGGATTCCTATTAAAAGAGAAGATCACCCGGAATTGCAGTATTCGGGTAGGACTACAGGACTCGTCGAAACAGGCGGATTAGTGCTTTGCAGTATGCCTACGGACTTTGTGAACCAGCGGAATGCTCATTATCGCAAGATCACAGATGCCCAGACAGCCGCTGTAGACTCTAATCTAATGAGAGAAAATGATCCTCGTATGCCTCTTTTCAGTGAACGCAAGTCGTCCACAAGCAGAGGCAGAAGAGACTAAAGGAGTATTTAAATGGCTTACCCTACTATAAATGGACCTTATGGGCTAAAACCCATAAACCTGATCGGTGGACAAGTATATTCTGGAGCCACTGTTCGGATGCAAATTGCAGATGGTTATGCAACCAATATTTTTTACGGTGATTTCGTAAAGAAAGTTGTTGGCGGCACAATCGAAAAAGACGTTGGAACAACTGCTAACACCCCTGCTGGTGTGTTTCTTGGTTGCACCTACGTCAGTGCAGTAACGAAACAGCCGGTTCAGTCACAATACTACCCAGCTTCAGTATCGATTCAATCTGGTACTGATATCTACGCTACTGTTACAGAAGATCCAGATGTTCGGCTCCAAGTCGCAGTTTGCTCAAGCGGGGTTGTAATGGCTACCGTTACGCAAAACGCAATTGGCACAAACATGTCAATTTTGGCAACCGCTGGTAATACAGCTACCGGAAACTCAGCATATTCCGTTCTAAGCACCTCACCAGCAGCTACCAGTACTTTCCCAGTACGGGTTATGGATGTTGTTTATGAAACAGCTCCTTCGGCTGGCAACTACGCTGAAGTAATTGTTAAGATTAACTTTGGCATCCATCAACTTAACAATGCAACAGGTTTGGCTTACGCCTAAAAGGAGTAACTTAAATGGCTGCTATATCACGCGCACAACTGCTAAAAGAGTTACTCCCCGGACTTAATGCGCTGTTCGGTTTGGAGTACGCTCGTTACGGCGAAGAACACAAAGAGATTTTCGAAACAGAAACCTCTGAGCGTTCCTTCGAAGAAGAAACAAAACTGGCTGGCTTCTCAGCAGCACCTGTCAAGAACGAAGGCTCTGCCATCGCTTACGACAATGCTCAAGAAGCTTGGACCTCACGCTATCAACACGAAACTATCGCTCTTGGTTTCTCGCTGACTGAAGAAGCAATCGAAGATAACTTGTACGATTCTCTCTCAGCTCGTTACACCAAAGCTTTGGCTCGTGCTATGGCATACACCAAGCAAGTTAAGGGCGCGAACATCCTGAACAACGGATTTTCAGGTTCTTATCCCGGTGGTGACAATGTTGCATTGTTCAGTAACGCACACCCATTAACCGGTGGCGGCACAAACAGCAATATTCCATCTACCCCTGCTGACTTGAACGAAACGTCCTTGGAAGCGGCTGTTATTCAGATCGCTGCTTGGACTGACGAACGTGGTTTGCTGATCGCTGCTAAACCTCGCAAGTTGGTTGTTCCTCCTTCACTGATGTTCGTTGCAACCCGTATTCTGGAAACAGAACTGCGTACTGCAACTGCTGACAATGACATCAATGCATTGAAGAACAACGGTTCGATCCCCGGTGGATATTGTGTCAATCACTTCTTGACCGACACCGATGCATGGTTCCTGACCACAGACGTACCTAACGGTCTGAAGCACTTTGTGCGTTCACCATTAGCTCAGTCGATGGACGGAGACTTTGATACGGGTAACGTCCGCTACAAGAGCCGTGAGCGTTATAGCTTCGGCTGGTCAGATCCTCTTGGAATGTTTGGTTCCGAAGGTCAGGCATAAGTAGTATTTGTGCTAGTTTGGGGGACTTCGGTCCCCCTCTCTTTTTGTACCTTGACACTGTTTATATAAGGTGCTAAAAAGATAATTACCAAGAACCTCGACTCATACAGACTGGCTTGGCAGACGTTATAGAGACTGTATGGGCATGTGCTATAACACAAAGGAAATAATATCATGGCTACAACAACCTTCTCAGGTCCAGTCGTATCGGGCGCAGGCTTTAAC